CAGGGTTGGTAGACGGAACCGCAGGGTTACTGTACGGTTAGTACTGCTGCGCCCCTTGAGGGCGCCCGCCTGTTTAATTCGCCTCACGGCTCATATTGTAGTGCCTAGTAGGTGTCGCTACGCGACGACACGCCGATGTTACTGGTATGATAAAACCTATGACCACAATCGCAGCTTTGGAAGGTATTGATTACGCCGTACTCGTGGCTGATAGCCAGATTACCGAGGACAACCTAGTAACGTTAGCCACCAGTACGCCGAAGATTCTTGAGGTCGGTAAGTATCTCATCGGTATCTCAGGGGACACTAGACCTGGTGACATCCTTGCCTACAACTGGAAGCCACCGCTCTATCGTGGTGAAGAGCCAGCACAATTTATGGGTAAGAAGGTTATACCCAGTATTCTTACAGCGTTTAACGACAACAACTACGACTACAACAAGGTGGACAAAGATGGTGGCTTCGATTATCTCATTGCTTTTAACGGTAATATCTTTCGCATTGCTTGTGATCTCTCTTTTTTCCAAGCAAATCACGGAGCGTACGGTATCGGTAGTGGGGGCCAGCTTGCTCTTGGCTATCTCTATTCAATTGTCAAGCCTGATATGGAGTTAGCCTACGCAAAGCGACACGCCCGTAAAGCCGTAGAGATTGCTTCGGTACTTGATGCCAACACGGGTAAGCCTATACAATTGGTGGTACAAGAACGGTTCTAGGAGGAGCTATGGAAGTTAATTCAATACCAATGACAGATGAGTATGCTGCTCATTACTTTTATGATATGGGTTGGAAGGCTTGTCGTTTAGCGTACAAGTTAGAAGAAGAGAATAACAATGACAGCAACTGATCCAAAAGAATTATTACTTACTGCACTACGTGCAGGAGATGCTAAGCGTTCACGATCTACGCAGGTACAGATTGGTCCATCAGAGGTAGGTGGCTGTCGTCGTAAGGTGTGGTACCGACTTAACGATCAACCTGAAACTAATGACAACGAGTTAAAACTTGCTGCGATTATGGGTACTGCTATCCACGCAGAGATTGAGAAAGCGTTAGCAGATAATCCAGATGTGCTGATTGAAACCGAAGTTGAATACAACGGAATGAAAGCACACATTGACTGTTTTGTACCAGGCACCGGTGATGTGATTGACTGGAAGACATCTAAGATTAAGAACCTTGGATACTTTCCATCAACGCAACAACGGTGGCAGGTGCAGCTATACGGCTACCTCCTAGCTAAGAACGGCTATGCGGTCAACCGAGTGTCACTGGTAGCAATTGCCAGGGACGGGGACGAAAGAGATGTCAAGGTTCACACCGAAGACTACGATGAGTCCATTGCACTAGAAGCACTCGGTTGGCTAGCGGCTGTTAAAGAAGCAAAGGAAGCGCCAGCACCTGAAAAGGATGCAAACTACTGTCAGTTCTACTGCAAGTTCTATGACGCAAGTGGGCAGATGGGATGCGTTGGTCTAAAAAAAGAACGTACACCAGTCAGTGATGTACTGATTGATGATGCAGATGTTGACAAGAACGCATTGTTGTATCTACAGTTAGCAGTACAGATCAAAGAGTTAGAAAAGCAGCAGGAATCTTTGAAGACATCCTTCGAAGGAGTACTGGGTACTACTAATTCAGGTATCGAAGTCAGTTGGACAACTGTTAAAGGGCGCGAGTCAGTTGACAGTGATGAGGTAGAAAAACTATTAGGGTTTGTCCCTAAGAAGGTAGGAGCTGAGAGTCAGCGACTATCTGTAAAACAAAGTGGAGGTAAGTAAATGGCTACAGAGGGAACAAAGTTCCAGATTAACTACAAGTTAGCAGATGGAACACTTATTAACTTGTACGCAAAAGATGTACAGGATTTAGAGACAGGTCTTAATGATCTGGGTATGGTTGCATCTTTGATTAAAGCAACAGGTGCAGAGTTCACAGGCGGTACACCAGCACCAACAGTTGCAGCAGTAGCACAATCATTTAATGCAACACCAGTTGCTGCACCAGCACCACAAGGTGGCGGTAATAGTTGCCGTCACGGTGTGATGTCACTGCGATCAGGTGTAGGACAAAAGGGTCCGTGGTCAGGTTATATGTGTGCAGCACCTAAGGGTGCGCCAGATAAGTGCGACACTATCTGGGTTCGCTAACTAATGCGGGAGCCAAGTAGATACGAAGCTCCTAGTTGTGCAACTGTAGGTGGTGACTACTGGTTTCCTGAGAAAGAATCAGGTGGCATTGGTCAGACTGAAGCAAAGATTGCAAAATCTATTTGCCATTCTTGTCCACACAAAATTGAGTGTGCAGAGTGGGGAATCCATAACGAATTACACGGAATCTGGGGTGGCCTTGCCGACCTAGAACGCAGAAGCATCCGTAGACAACGTAATATTAGATTAAATCAGGAGGACAGAAGTGCTTAATCTTTCCCGCGCTTGGAGTGGAGTGCTTACCAAAGCAACACCACTGCCTGATGTGTGGAGTGGGTTAGCAGCCGAAGGTATTAAGTTTCGCAGAGGCCAGGTATGTATGGTAGCTGCTGCACCTAATGCTGGTAAGTCTATGTTCTCATTGATCTATGCAATCAAAGCCAAAGTTCCTACACTTTTCTTCTCCGCAGATACTGATACCACTACCGTAATGATGAGGTCTGTGTCTCATCTATCTGGTCACTCACAAGTGACAGTAGAGGCAAACTTGTCTAACGATAGTAAGTATTACAATGCACACTTAGATAAACTTTCACACATCAAGTGGGTCTTTGATTCATCTCCAAACATTGATGACTTGGAGTTAGAGATCAGGGCCTACGTAGAACTCTATGGTCAGCCACCTGAGTTGATAGTCATTGATAACCTAATGAACATCACCGCTGAGACGGACAACGAATGGGCTGGACTTAGAGCAATTATGATGGAGCTACACGATATGGCACGCAAGACTGAGGCTTGTGTGATGGTACTGCACCACGTATCAGAACAGTCAGAGTATGGCTCACCTAGTAACCCACCTCATCGCAGAGCAATTCACGGAAAGGTCAGTCAGTTACCTGCACTGATACTTACACTGGGCTATGACCCAACGCAAGGAGTACTCAAGGTAGCACCGGTGAAGAATCGCTTTGGCGCACATACTGCAGATGGCAGTAAGTATGCACAGCTACTGGTAAACTATGCAGCAGTACAGATCTCAGATCAAAATGAGTTCGGTTGGATGTTAAGAAAAGATACGATTGCAGGATACCAAGGAGGGTATAATGTCTGAACAGTTATCAAATAAGTACAGAGATAATCTTAGGATTGATGCAGTGCGTGATGCTACTAATGCACTACGTGCAGAACTTGATGCTCTCAAGGTAGATGTAACCAACTTCGTTGGTGCGTTGCTGCAATCTGGTGTTGTTGAGTTAGTCAAAGACGAAGAAGGCAACATCGTTTACAAGATCAACAAGGTAGTACTGGTAGATGAGTCAGTACAACAAGACTAAAGGTTCTCAGTTTGAGACAGATGTAATGAAGTGGCTCCGCAAGGCTGGAGTTATTGCAGAACGTCTGACTAAAGCTGGGGCAAAGGATGAGGGCGACATCGTAACTGTTATCGCGGGAGAAACTTACATCCTTGAACTCAAGAACAGGGCAACCCTATCGTTGCCTGAGTTCTGGAGAGAAGCACAAGTTGAGGCGCTTAACTATGCAAAGGCAAGAGGTCTTGGGGAAGTTCCTCTGTCTTACGTGGTAGTTAAGCGTCGCAACGCTTCAATAGATCAGGCCTGGGTCATTCAAGACCTAGCACAATGGACAAAGGAAAAACAATGAACGAAGGAACTTATACTTATAGTGAACCGCCACACTATTCAAAGGTTTGCAATTGTGGTCTTACAATTATAGGTAGCTCAGAAAAAGGTTTACAATCTCTAATCAAACGACATAAAGAAAAAGGACCAATCCACTTAGAGTGGGAAAAGGAGAAACAGTAATGCCAGTACCAGAAGGTGAAATCACCACAACAGAGATACTTGTACCAGAGGTAGAAGAAGAGACTGAAGATGATTTGCCAAAACTGCAATAAGGCAGGAGAAGAGAACACGCTTGCTCACTACAAACGTTCATCTCATTGGCACGAGAAGTGTGATGATAAGGGGTGTGTATGCCAGCACAAGACTGGTCCAGGGTACGTAAAGCGGGAAGGTTCAAAGGTGCCGTTGATGCAAACTCAATCCCCATAGGCGCAATTGTTTCGCACTTCGGAGGTGAGGTACGTGAAGGCAAGAGTGCTTCGGTTCGTTGCTGTTTACATAGTGACAGTAGACGTTCAGCAGTTATCAATACTTATGACAATTTATATTTCTGCCATACCTGCGGTAAGGGTGGCAACGCAGCTAACCTAGTATGTATCCTAGAGAACTTGGAGTTTAACGATGGCCTCAAACGTGCAGTCGAAATTGCTGCTGGAAGCGGCGCAACAATACGCACAGGCAATAAGTCCAGAAGCACTGGGCGTACTCGAAGGACGTGGGATCTCTGAAGAGACAGCGGGACTGTTTCAACTAGGAACTATTACTAACCCCATCAATGGTCACGAGATGTATGAAGGGTGGCTATCCATCCCATACATCACTGCATCTGGTGGTTGTGTTGGCTTTAAGTTTAGAAGATTAGATGATGCCAAGCCTAAGTATGGTTCACCTACTGGGCAGAAGGCACACCTGTATAATGTATGTGACATCACTGTTGACTCACCTTACATAGTGGTATGTGAGGGTGAACTAGATACGATAGTTACTAGCGGTGAGCTGGGTATCCCAGCGGTGGGTGTACCTGGTGTTGCTGCGTGGAAGCCACACTTTCCTAAACTATTTGCAGGTTATGAAACTATCTTTGTTGTTGGTGACAATGACATCAAAGAGGATGGATCTAATCCAGGTGCAGAGTTTGCTAAGCGTGTGGCTAACGAGGTAATGAACTCACAGATTGTTACGCTACCACCAGGTATGGACATTAATGATTACTACTTGGCTAATGGAATTAATGCTACGAAAAAGTTACTGATAGGGGAGTCGAATGTATGACGATGACAAAGAGCGAGTGGGACACGATGCTACAGACTTTGCAGCATTTGGGCTTTCAAATCCTGAGCTACGATACATCTACGGAAGTAATAATGATAAGACCAATACCGACAAGATAGATCACAAGCAGGTTCAGTTTGTTGCTGATATGTGGGAGGTCTTAGATAGTGCAGGTAACCTGCTCATCAAGAAGCACGAAGCGTACGGACCGAAGAATATATCTCAAGCACCAGGTGGTCCTGAGAATGGGTTNNGNGTACGTATGTGGGACAAGATGGCAAGACTTAATCACATACTAGANAACCCAAACGTTGATGTTAATGATGAGTCACTTGATGATACCTTGANAGATCTACTTAANTACTGCGCTATCTTTATTATGGTACGTAAGAATCAGTGGCCACGTGACTGAACTACACCCAGTAATCTATGACCTAGTGCCTAGCGTTGCTAACACTATCCACCGTAGGTACAAAGCCTACGTTGAAAGAGATGATGTAAAGCAGGAGTTAATGGCGTGGGCTATGACTAGAGTAGAAGATCACACAGTTGATCTAATGGAACCTATCGAAGATAGGCGCAGACATAACGAGCAGCGCATAGCCTGGCAGATGAGGCGTGTAGCAGAGCGATACGCACGCAAAGAGAAGGCTGCTAAGTCTGGATACCAGACCAATGATGAGGCATACTACGAGTCAGCTACCCTTGGTCAGTTGCTCCCCTTTGTTATTGCATCGGTCATAGATGGCACAGTATTAGAGCAAGCACAAGAGATGATTAGAGATGGGCAACCTAAAGGTTCATCATCTCCGGCAGAAGGTGGCAACCTACTTGCTAACCTTATAGACATCAAGAAAGGTTTTCTTAANNTAGACCAAGAGGANCAGGCTATCTTGCGTATGCGNCATCACGAATCCTTTACCTTGCAACAGATAGCACAGGTACTAGAGTGTGCCATCTCTACCGCAGATCGCAGGTGTTCTCAGTCAATGCGTAGGTTGCAGGATAATCTAGGCGGAGTGAGTCCTTGGCAATGAACGAAGAGTTATTGTTTACCTTCTTGCGTGAGGGTTTGTACCCAGATTTAGTAAAGTCTGAAGGGATCTTTGATGCCTATGACTGTATCTCTAGGCAAGCAGGTCACTACATAGAGTTAAAGTGCAGGGCTACACACTATGACACCTTACTGATTGAAGAGATGAAGTATCGCAAGCTCATCACACAAGCAGCAGAGCGTGATCTTGTTCCCTATTACATCAACTCCACACCCAAAGGTATCTTCTCCTTTGACCTGTTAGATTTACCAGAACCAGTATGGTTTAATCACCAAATGCCAGCGACTACTGAGTTTGATAGGGTTGAAAAGGTTGACAAGTTAGTAGGTTATCTACCCATAGAGGAAGGTGTGCAGCTATGATCTGTACTGTATGTGATGTTTGGTACGACCCAGTAAGCGGGTGTGACCATAGAGTTCTTCTTATGAACGCTATGTTGAAAGAGGATACCGAAGATGCAGTATGACTATCGTTGCCCGCAGTGCAATAGTGAATTAACTATAGAGCGTTCTATCCACGAGGACCCGCGTGAACCATCTTGCTTTGACTGTCACATACCAATGGTGCGTAAGTGGGACTCTCCCGCCATCACCTTCAAGGGTAAAGGCTTCTACTCCAACGGAGGGTAAAGCAAAACCCCACCAGCGAAAGGTCTAGTGGGGCTTTGTGTGCTAAGAGAAAGGGTTAGAAACTCTCAGCAAGATTAGTCTATCATAAGTATTAGTTGCTTACCTATCTCCCAAGTATAGCGTGGTGGGATAGCTTCTACTAATTCTCCCCAGATCATCCAGTCAATTCCCATTGCTTCGCGTGCCTGTTCAATACTCTTTGCAGTGTGTCCACCTTTAGGTATCTCATCACGCATAGATCCATAGATACCTACTGGCTTTCCCTGCTTCTTGTGGTCACATACTGAACCTATCAGTTGCACGTTTGACTCAAAGAGTCTGTGTCTACGTACCTTTAGATCAAAGGATGAGCCACAGAATTGAACAGGGTTAATCAATGGCGCACCTGGTACATTTTCAATCACGTAAGGCACACCACTGGCGATCAATGCCTCTCGTGTCTGAGGTATCAGATCTACTTTGTCTGTACTCTTACCCTGAGCATTGCGTAAATGCTTGGTGCGTGAGTGAGTTTGACAGGGTGGACTCGCAGCGATGACATCGAAGGTGCGTAGGTAATCAAGATCCTTAATAATTTCAAGGCAGTCTGCTTGAATAAACTCATAGGGATATCGCTTCTGCTTCTTGATATCTATACCTACGACCTCAAAGCCAGCATCGGCATAGCCTTTGCTCGCTCCTCCCGCCTTNCAATATAGATCAAGGAGTCTCATCTGCGACTCATTTCCATAGGCATAAAACATATAGAACACTTCCAGTTGAATGTCTTGTTAAAAAAACCTGACTCGCCGTCATTTTGGTAATCAACATCAACAGAAGCGATTTCCCATTTATGGCTATTAACATCAAATGGTTGGCATCTATTCATCAGTACCACCCTCTTCTATCGCTATGCCGGAGAGCGCTGCACGCACTCCCTGAATAGCGGTGTTCAATGTATCGTAGACCGTGAAGGATTTGTAATTCAGGTTGTCCACTACGCTCTCTAAGGAGTTGAGCAATTCCAAAAGCTGTGCTTCTTGGTTTGCCCGAAGAGTCTCTTGGGCGAGCAAGGTGGTCGAAGCGGGATTCACGGGTCCATAGGGTGATGAGACAGTTGATCTGCTTCTTGTCGTAACCGAGTGCTCGTGANGNAACTAACTGNAAGTGCNTTGTTCTCACGCTTCTCCTCCATNGTAGCTTTCGTCCGCTCCTGCATCTGCGGGATCTCCAAAGGGAGGTGGTGTGTTTGCTCTGGTATGAATACCCACAGTAAGCCTACTATCAGGGTTAATAATCCAAGTCTTGCCCTCTTGCTCATCAAAACTCCTTTGTTCATCAAGCAGCTGCTTGTATGTGTCTGGGTATAAGTGCGCTAAGCGCACGAGTGCCTTGTCTCTTGCCCTTCTATAATTACGGTAGTGGATAGACTGCTTGCCACTTACTTCCTTACTCTCCATTGATCTTGTCCTCCCACACTATAAGCACATAGACTATCACCATTATCACCGCTATCCCTAACCAGTAACTCATAAGCTCGCAGCCCTTACTATTTCGGTGATGTCTATGGTCTGCCCTACTAGGTGGGCATCTTCCTCATCACTATCCCACGCACTTACCAGTATGCGTGCCTCTCTTGGTGCAAGGCTGAGCCATTGGATAGC